CACTTTTATAAATCTCGAGTTTACACGGATTGGATCAGGGAAGTCTCGCTCACTGTGCCCAGGGGAAAACCCATCGAGGGTCTGGCTGAGATAGCGATCGAGATCCACGGCGGCACTGGCTGGACGCATCGCCGGGATCTTGACAACACCAACAAAGCGGTGATTGATCTTTTGAAAAACAAAGGTTACATCCATGACGACAACACGAAGCATGTGCGCCGAATAACAACCTCTTATCATGCGCCAAGCATCAAGAATGCCCGAGCAATTTGCGTGGTTTACATCTCGCATTTAAAATTTTAAATAGTTTTTTTAGGAGAACGCTTTTGGCGAAACCAAAACAGCGTTGGTCCTTCAGAAAAATCAATGAGCGAGTCTATGAATTGCGGGCAATGTTTAAATTTGCAAACACCCGCTTTCGTTTTTTGGCGCTCACTGATCTTCACTGGGACTCAGCGCACTGTGACCGAAGCTTCTTGAAAAAGCACCTTGATTACGCACTAGCAGAGAATGCGCCGGTGATTATCGTCGGGGATTTATTTGATGTGATGCAAGGTCGATTCGATCCAAGGGCCGACCCTGAGACGCTGCGGCCCGAGCATCGTGGATCTAATTATTTTGATCTCATCAGCGCAACCGCTCTTGAGTGGTTTGCCCCTTATGCCGCGATCCTCTGCCTCATCACGCCCGGCAATCATGAGGCGAGCATACTTAAACGAAACGAGGTTGACCTCATCGATAGACTGACTCATGGCCTGCGCACCCAGTACGGCTCGCCGGTTCTCTATGGCGAGGATTGGTGCTACCTTTTGCAAAAAAACAACCGCTCGACTGATGGCATCGGAAACACCAAGACCAAAAAGGTTTTTCTTCATCACGGCTATGGTGGTGGCGGGGAATCTTCCCGCGGGATCAACCAGCACCAGGCGACCAGGTCGCAATGGCAAGCCGATTGTTTTATCAGCGGGCACATTCATCGACGCAACACCGATCACAACATGATCACCAGCGTGAGCGGCAAGGGAAACATTGAAACGACTGAGCAGTGGTTTGTCCGGTGCGGAAGCTACAAACAAGAGCTTGATTGCGGGTGGCACATCTCTCGAGGTGCGGCAGCTCGACCACTTGGCGGGTGGTGGATAACCACCGAGATGACACGCTCGAAATCAGAAACGCATTACAAAATGTTCCCGGAGCAACCATGAGATCGCACAAGCCACCGCGACATGAAGTGCGTTTCCACAACGCTCCAGGATGCCAGCCTCCGAGGCTGTCACCATCAAGGCGAGGGTACGGTCACACATGGCGCAAGCTGCGCCAGATTGCGCTTTCACGGTCTCCGCTTTGCGTGCGTTGTCACGCACCCGCCACCGATGTTGATCATATCCTGGCTAAATCGCATGGCGGGACCGACAGCTTGGAGAACCTCCAGACGCTTTGCCACCGCTGTCATGCGCTAAAAACCTGGCATGAGGACAAGGTGGGAGCGGCAGACCGGGCTAGCTGGAGGACGGCGGGCCGGGACGCAAAAAAAGGGTAGGGGGGTCGTTTTTGTTCTACTGGGGGTCAAAGTACCTCGCGTGGTATCGGTTTACAGATTTTCACGATTTTGGGCATAGTACGGCACTAATTAGGAGTTTAGATGAAGATTCGAGACAGAATAAAAGAGTTGAGGCGAGTGAAAGCATCGGAGCTAATACCGAACCCAAAGAATTGGCGCACTCATCCAGTCGCGCAGCAGGATGCGCTCAAGGGAGTTTTAGCGGAGGTAGGTTTTGCGGGAGCGGTGCTTGCGCGTGAACTCGACGACGGGTCACTGATGCTTATCGATGGACATATGCGAGCCGAGACAACAAACGACCAGGAGATCCCGGTGCTCATCCTTGATGTTGACGAAGCCGAGAGCGATAAGCTTCTCGCCACCTTCGACCCGATCGCAGCGATGGCAGAGAGCGACCCTCAAGCTCTTGATGCGCTTCTCAGAAATGTAGACACCGGAAGCGAGGCACTTCAAAAAATGCTGGCTGATCTCGCGGAGGGTGCGGGGCTTTACCTCGATGAAAAAGAAGTCATCGAGGATGAGGTGCCCGAGCCACCCGTTGACCCGATCACGAAGCCGGGCGACCTGTGGATACTCGGAGAGCATCGCCTGCTCTGCGGCGACTCGACAAAGGCGGAGGATGTGGAAAGGCTGATGGGTGAAGCAAAAGCTGACCTTTGGTTGACAGACCCACCGTACAATGTCGATTACACTGGGAAAACAAAAGACGCATTAAAAGTCGAGAATGATTCGATGAGCGATGAAAGCTTTCGGAGATTTCTTGTTGATTGCTTTTCCCAAGCATTTGGTGCAATGAAGCCGGGTGCATCATTTTACATCTGGCACGCGGATTCGGAAGGGTACAACTTTAGAGGTGCTGTTTACGATTGCAAGCAGAAGGTTCGGCAATGCTTAACTTGGGTCAAGAACACACTGGTCATGGGTAGACAGGACTACCACTGGAAGCATGAACCATGTTTGTACGGATGGAAGGAAGGGGCATCTCATGGATGGTACAACGACCGCAAACAAACCACTGTGTTAGAATTCAATCGGCCAAGTAAAAGCCAAGAACATCCGACAATGAAGCCGGTGGCTTTAATTAGTTATCAAATCGGAAATAGTACTGCACCTCAAGGTCTTATCTACGACCCATTCCTCGGCTCGGGCACCACCCTCATCGCCGCCGAGCAACTGGGCCGCAAGTGCTACGGCATGGAGATCAGCCCGCAGTACTGCGACGTGATCGTGAAGCGGTGGGAAAATCTCACCGGAAACAAAGCAACGCTGGAGGTGAAAAATGGGTAAAGGAAGAAAACCCACCCCGACGAACATCCTCAAGCTCCGTGGATCGTGGCGAGCGAAGACACGACCGAACGAGCCGACACCAGAAGTGACGAAGGTCGAAGCACCGGAGTTCCTAGGAGCTCGAGAGCGAGAGATCTTCGACAAGATGGCTCAAAAGCTTTTCGACCTCGGCGTGCTAACCGAAATCGATGCGGGAGCGCTCACCCGCTACGCAACGATCCTCGTGCGATGGATGGACGCAGCGCGACAGATGGCTGAAGGCGTCGCGACTCACATCGCCATTAAGGATGACGCGGGTAAGGTCAAAAGCTTTATGCCGACTCCTCCCTACATGGTTTTCAATAAGTCGAACGAGCAACTCATGAAGCTTGAAAGTGAGTTCGGACTGACCCCCGCAGCAAGACCAAGACTCCAGAGCAGCAACGGTGGTAAAGACGGAATCGTGGACATCATGAGGGCGATACAATAACCACCCGAGCGCCAAGGAAAAAGAAGCTTGCCCCCGCCAAGGATCACCCGATCGTGAGGTTCTTTGGTGATCACCTACGCCATACGAAAGGCGAGTGGGCGGGTACGGGCTTTGTCCTGGCTGAGTGGCAAAGACAGTTCTTGAATGAACTCTTCGGCACGGTTCGCAAAGATGGCTTGCGTCAGTACCGCACCGCTTACCTTGAAGTGCCGCGTAAGAATGGGAAGTCCACTCTCGCCGCTGGCATCGCCTTGTTTTTGCTCTGCCTCGATCGTGAGGAGGGTGCGGAAATCTACAGCGCAGCATCGGACAAAGATCAAGCCTCGATCGTGTTCGATCAAGCCTGCCAGATGATCGAAGAAAACCCCAACCTCTCTTCAATGCTTCGTATCTACCGCAACAAAACCATCGAGCACAAGGCCTCAAACTCCTTCTACCGATCGCTATCCTCGGATGCGTTTACGAAGCACGGTCTCAACGCTCATGGCGTGATCGTCGATGAGGTGCACGCTCAACCAAACCGAGAGCTTTGGGATGTGTTAACAACCTCGACCGGGGCCCGAAGGCAACCGCTAACGCTCGCGCTCACTACCGCAGGACATGACCGGCAGAGTCTTTGCTGGGAGCTTCGCCAGTACGCCGAGGGTGTGAACGATAAACTCATTCACGACCCGACCTTTTACTCAAGAATCTACACCAGCACCGGCGACTGGAAAGCAGAGTCAACGTGGAAAGAGGCAAATCCGAACTACGGGGTCACCGTGAAAAAGGATTACTTCGAGAAGGCGGTCGCCGAGGCATCAGCGAACCCTTCAAGAGAAAACGCTTTCAGGCGTTTGCATCTGAATCAGTGGACATCGCAGGAGACGAGATGGATTTCGCTTGAGCGTTGGGATGCCTGCTCCCGCGATTTCCCTGATCTTTCCGGGAGGATGTGTTTCGGGGGGCTTGATCTTTCATCGACACTCGACTTGACCGCCTTTGTGCTTCTGTTCCCGCCCGTCGAACCCAATGAGCCCTACTGGGTGCTGCCAACTTTCTTTGCCCCCGCTGACGCAGCGAGAGAACGTGAGCGCAATAACAAACACCGGCTTGATGACTGGGAACGCCAGGGCTTGATCGTTACCACACCGGGAAGATCGCTGGACTATCGAGCGGTGACAGCGGTCATCGAATCAATGGCGCAAAAGTACAACATCCAAGAGATCGCAGTCGACCGCTGGAACATTAACCAGATCAGCAAGGATCTTGAAACGCTTGGCAAAAACAATGGGCGACCCGACTGGCTCGTGGGATTCGGTCAGGGCTTTGCCGCAATGACCGCACCCTCGAAAGAGCTTGAGGTCTTGGTGCTTAGTGAGAAGATCGCACACGATGGCAACCCGGTGCTGCGTTGGATGTTCAGCAACGTGCAGGTCGAACGGGATAACGCGGGCAACATCAAAATGCACAAAGGTAAAGCAGTCGAAAAAATTGACGGCATCGTGGCAACCATTATGGCGCTCGGGCGCGCACAAGTCAGCACCTTAAACGCAACGAACATTTACGACACCCAAGGGATCACACTACTATGATTAACGCAATTAAAAGCTTTGTCACTCGGGCGCTTTCCCTTTCCGGTGGCAACCTGAAAGACCCAAGGCTCAACGAGTTTTTCGGGGGCGCTGCGACCGATTCGGGCGTGAGCGTGACGCCTGACACCGCGTTGACGTATTCCGCGGTATATGCTGCGGTGCGCTGCATCGCGGAGTCGGTCTCCTCACTGCCGCTGAACTACTACGAGAGACTTTCAACGGGCGGCAAAGCCCACGCCAAGGCGAACCCGCTGCACACGCTCCTTCATGATGAACCCAATCCCGAGATGACTTCGTACCAGTGGCGCGAGGCCTCGATGGCGCATCTTCTTCTTTGGGGAAATGCTTACAGTGAAATCGTGCGCGACCTCGAGGGCAACGTGGTCGAGCTCTGGCCCATCGACCCCACGATCGTCACCCCAAGGCGCACCGAATCGGGAGAGCTTTACTACGATTTGAACCGAGGCAAAACCTTTATCACCGCTGCGAATATGTTGCACATCCCAGGCCTTTCCTTTGATGGCATCTCAGGCATGAGCCCGATCTCGCTGGCCCGGCAGTCGATCGGTCTCTCAATGGCGATTGAGCAGTTCGGGGCCGGGTATTTCGGGAGGGGAGCTCGTCCCGGTGGCGTGCTGACTTTCCCCGGGCAGCTATCACCCGAGGCTCGGCAGAACTTGCGCAGATCGTTTGAGGAACTTCATGCAGGTGGTGCGAACTCGCACCGGGTTGCCCTTCTCGAGGCGGGCCTCAAATGGGAGGCGATCGGCGTTCCCCCGGATGATTCGCAGTTTTTGCAATCGCGGGAGTTCCAGATCATCGAGATTGCGCGCTGGTTTAATCTGCCACCGAATAAGCTCAAAGACCTTTCGAAGACGAGCTACAATAGCCTTGAACAAATGGAAATCAGCTTCGTCGTGGACACGCTTCGCCCGTGGCTCGTGCGCTGGGAGCAGCAGCTTAACCGCAAAATCATCAGGCCGAAAGACAAGGGGAATTTCTTTTTTGAGTTCAACGTTGATGGGAAACTCCGTGGCGAAATCGCGTCGCGTTACCAGTCGTACTCGGTCGCTCGCAACTGGGGCTGGCTCTCGGTCAATGAGATCCGCGAAAAGGAAAACATGAACCCGATCGAGGGTGGCGATGTGTATATGCAGCCGATGAATATGCAAGCATTGGGAACCGCGCCCACCGCAGCTCCCGCAACCGATCCGAGTTTGATGGCAGTGCCAAATCCCGAGACGCAAGACCCGACAGCGATCGCAGCACCCCCGGCAGCAGCGGGCGCAGATGTAGCAAGCACCGCACTCAATGGCGCACAGATTACCAGTCTTGTCGACTTGGTTTCTCAGGTCGGGCAGAATCTTATCCCGATAGACTCTGCCAAGGCGATCGCAATCGCATCGTTCCCATTTCTTTCGCAAGCTGTGGTGGATCAAATTTTCAATGGGCTCGACAGTTTACCCGCCCCCGCCCCCGCACCCGTGGCAACCACGCCCACCCGCTCTGATGAATCGATTCTTCTGCGCCTCCTCGACGATGCGGGCGAAAGGCTCCAGAGCATCGAATGCAACGCGGTGAAGCGCTTTGCCAACAAGCCCGCGGAATTTCTCAATAAGATCGATCACTTCTGCAATGAGCATCGCAGTCGAGTCGTGTCTGCTTACTTCCCAGTTCTTGAGGCGTTCGGACTCGAGGCCGATATCGAGAAGCACGTCCAGCGTCATCTCGATCAGTTCAGATCTGTCTGGCTTGATTTCTCAGGATCAGTGACCGCAGCAAAACTTTCTGAAGCAGTTTCCGAAAAAATCACCACCATGAAAGGGGTCAGCAATGATAACTAACACCATTGAACGAAGGTTCTCCACTGAATTAAGAGTCGACACCGCAGCGCAAAAGATTATTGGGTACGCAGCAAAATTCGATCTGACCTCGGAAGACCTCGGGGGCTTTCGTGAGTTTGTGCGTCCTGGAGCGTTTACGCGCTCCCTCGAAAGCAACCCCGATGTGAGGGCGCTCATCGATCACAACCCGTCGCTCATCCTCGGTCGCACCGTCTCGGGCACGCTGAGACTCGAGAGCGATGCGATCGGGCTTAAAGTCACGATCGACCCTCCCGATACCCAGTATGCTGCTGACCTCATGGCAGTCATGGCGAGAGGTGATGTCTCTCAGATGTCTTTCGCTTTCACGACGTCAGAAGATTCATGGGATCTCGTCGACGGGCAGAGAGTGCGATCCCTCCTCGCCGTCGAGCTCCACGATGTCTCGGTCGTCACTTATCCCGCCTACCCTGATACGACCGTCGCCGTGAGGTCGCTCTCGATTTACACCCGAGACGCTCTCGCCAGTGCTCGAAGGTTTCGGGAGCTCAGACTTCGCAGGCAGCAGTAAGAAAAACGTATCACTTTTTCTGACATTTCCGAGGGTGGGGGAATTCCTCCACCCTCTTTTTTTTTGGCACGAGTGTTGACGAATCGCAGATCCGTGGTTTAATTGTTTTTATCGAATCTCGTGCAGTCTTTACGCACAGATCCCGAACTAGGGGTTTGTGCGTTTTTTAATGTCTCTTTCTGAGGCTGATGCACTGCCCTAATACGCAAATATTAGGAAGAAATTCAATGAACGAAATCGAAACCTTGCGCGCTGAGCGCACCAAGAAACTAGAAGAAGCCCGTGCGATCCACGCTAAGGGCGTCGCTGAAAAACGAGAACTCACCCCCGAAGAGCAAACCGCTTTCGATGGTTTAGTTGCCCAGGTTGATGAGCACGAAGTGCGCATCGCCGACCTCGAGTCGATGAGCACTGCCGATGTTCCTGCTGTCGCTTCTGCTGACGCTGGCACCGCTCGCAGCGAAAAACTTGCAGCCTTGGAAGCTTCTTCCAAAAGGCCAGCAGCACGACGCTCAAGCCCAATTGAGGCTCCTGCGTTTGTACGCGATCTTGGAGATCGTCAAGCAACTGCAGATCGAGCCCTGGCCCTTCGAGGATGGCTCGGATATCACAGCGTAAACGGCGCTTCTGATGCCCAACGACTTGCAGCTCAGCGCTCTGGCCTCGAACTTGGGAACAATCGCTTGAGCTTCAAGCTCGGTGCCAAGGCTCCCAAGAACATCGCTGAAGCTCGCGCTCAATCCCTTTCGGGTTCCGCTGGTGGTTACACCGTTCCACAGGGTTTTCTCAATCAATTGGAAGCTTCCTTGCTGGCATTCGGTGGGATGCGAGAAGTCGCATCCGTGATCCGAACCGGCGAAGGGAACGACTTGCCGATTCCAACCGTGAGCGATCATTCCAATGTTGGAGCGATCCTGGCTGAAAATACCCAGGTCGCTGAGCAGGATGTGACCTTCGGTCAGATCACGCTGAAAGCCTACAAATACAGCAGCAAGCTCATCCGAGTTTCTGCTGAACTTTTGCAGGACACTGCGATTGATTTGGAGTCCTTTATCGGGGGGGCTTTAGGGGAGAGAGTGGCAAGAATTTTAAACACTCACTTCACCACAGGTGACAACTCCAGCAAGCCCCAGGGCATTTCAGCATCCGGTTCCAGCGTCACCGCTGCCGCAACC